GGCTGTTTTTGATTTTGTTTTACAAACCTGTGCTACTGGTGCTACAGGATCTACAGGAGCTACGGGAGCTACGGGGGCTATGGGTCCTATAGGTCCTACGGGTCCTGCTTTTTCTGGTCCACTTAATGATCTTTCTGATGTTGTTATTACAACTCCTGTTACAACACAATATGTAAGATATGACGGAACTAACTTTGTAAACGCAACCATTAGTGCAGGAGATGTCCCTACACTTAATCAAAATACAACTGGTTCGGCGGCTACATGGACAACAGCACGAACAATTACTCTTGGTGGAGACCTAACTGGAAACGTATCAATTGATGGTTCTGCAAATGCAACTTTAACTGCAACAATTGCTGCCGATTCCGTTGTTCTTGGTACTGATACTACAGGCAACTATATGTCAGGTGTTACTGCTGGTACTGGTATTGCTGTAACACATACACCTTCTGAAGGTTCATCTGCAACTATTGCTGTTGATACTACATACCAATACTTTGTTCCTACTGGTGTTATTAATATGTGGGGCACTACTACCGCACCAACTAACTGGTTGTTATGTGATGGTACTGCTATCAGTCGTACTACTTATGCGGCTTTGTTTGCTGTTATTAGCACTACTTATGGTGTCGGTAATGGTTCTACAACTTTTAATGTTCCTAACCTTAAAGGTAAAGTTCCTGTTGGCCGTGATTCTGCTGATACTTCGTTTGACGTTATGGGTGAGTTGGGTGGTGCTAAAACCCATACTTTGAGCAGTGCAGAATCAGGCGTACCAGCTCACGGACATGCTAATACGGCAACATTTAATGGTACTGCCGCAAGCCACAACCATCCACAAAACAGTCACACACATACCACCGACACTCAAGGTTATCACGGGCACGGTGGTTCTGTTGGTACTGGCGAATTCCTATACCGTGACGGTGCATACAACACAGGGTATAACTCTTGGGTTGGTGGTGTTTATCTTGCTATTACCTGGAACGGTGCAACAGCATATGCTGGTTCACACGCCCACAACGTTAATGGACAAACAGCGACCAACCAAAGCACATCCATTACTCCTGTGGGAACAATATCAATGAATAACACCAATAATACTCCTGCTTACGCTTTATCAGCCCACAACATCCTTCAGCCGTATATAGTTCTTAACTACATTATCAAAACATAAGAGGGAAAAGAATGACGCGAATTATTGAAATTGCCGAACATCCGTTGTATGACGATTTTTGCAATAAGTTCACAGAAGAACAAAGAGTGTCTTTTGTTCGTGAACGCAGAGATGCTTTACTGGTCGCATCAGATTTTAGTCAACTTTCTGATGTTATAGTAGACAAAGAAGCATGGGCTACATACCGACAAGAACTCAGAGATTATATGGTTACATATGATCCATCTGATTTAACTCCGACATTCCCACAAAAGCCTTAGGAGGGCACAATGAATAACCAGATTGACTTTAACAAAGTTATCGAAAACCTGTCAACACAAATTGCTATGCAAGCACAGCAGATCGCAATCTTGCAGACAGTTCTACAGCAGTTAGTACCAGCGGAGGAAACCGCCAATACTGACGTAGTGGAAAATATTGAAACACCTGAATGAACCAACTATAAAAAAAGCTTTAGCCGCTAACGCACATCACTCTCGTGCAGTACAGCGACAGCAACAATTCTTGCAATTAACGCAAGCAAACGTACCGTTACAAGAAGCTTTAAAAATAGTTGGGGTCGGATACGAAGCATACCGCCAGTGGCGCAAACGAGATAAGAAGTTTGCTGCCGAAGTAGACCGTATCCGTGCAAACGAGGCACAAGAAGAAGGTGAGTACAACGGTACTCACGCTTCTTTTGCCAAAGAATACTTTGATATGGAATATGCGTGGTTCCAACTCGTATTCCTACAAGAACTAGAGAATTTACCACCAGGTAATATTCTTATGGCACTCTGGCCACCGGAACATGGTAAAACGACCACATATGAGAACTATGTGTCCGAAATGGTTGCGTTACATCCCAACCGTAGGCAGACAGTTGCATCAGAAAACCAATCAATTGCCCGCAAAATCATTGGTCGTATCAAGAACCGTATGGAACCAGGCGGTCCGTTCCCTAAATATGTGGAACGATGGGGTCCTTTCCGTCCACCAGTAGGTTTAGGGCAAGGCAAAGTGGCTCAACCATGGGGCGCAGACCACTTTAACGTCTACAAAAAGTCACATCATGACGAGCGTGACTATACGATGATGGCTCTCGGTGTTGGATCATCAATTGTTTCAACCCGTACCGACCATCTTCATGTTGACGACATTCAATCCGTCAAAACATATACGCAAACCAACAAGATTGAAGAATGGTTTCGACAGGACGCACTCACACGCCCAGGTGAACACGGTATTACCACCATCGCTGGCACTCGTGTGGGTGAAGATGACATTTATAGTCGCCTAGCCGACGACACAGACCTACAAGGAATCCTCAAAGTCATCAAGTTTAAAGCAATCATCACCGATTTTGAGAGCGGTGAACAGAAACCACTATGGCCAGAACGGTACACACTAGACATGTTGGACCGTCAGCGACGCAAAGTAGGTCAAGAAGCTTGGGATCGCAACTATATGCAATCCCCAGGGTCATCAAACAGTAACCGAACCTTCACAGATGAAATGGTTGACGAATGTTTAAACCCTCTGATCTCTTTAAAGCACGAAATACCTACCGACAACATTGTTTATGTAGGCTTAGACCCTGCACTTGGGTCACAAAACTGTGTGATCGCCTGCGAAGTATCCCCTGAAGGCAAACTTATTGTTCGTCGTATCCGTGAAGATGTAGGATTCCGACGCAACGAACAGATTATGCAAGCATTAGATAGCGTCATCCAGTCCTGCAACCTAACAGGACGAGTAACAGACGTAGTAATCGAAACTAAAAACTTCCAAGCCGGCCTAGCAAGAGATGAAAGATTGCTAGAAATGCAACAACACTACGGGTTCGCAATGCGAGAACATATTACTGGCTGGAACAAATATGATGAGTCAGTAGGTGTAGCATCTATGTGCGAATCATTCATGCGACAAGAAATTGTGTTACCATGGGCAGGAGATGACTATACTAGAACCGAAATCGGGGAACTATGTAGGCAACTAAAGGCATGGAGGCCAGGTGCTAGAGGCAGTAAACTTAGGCAAGACAGAGTAATGGCACTATGGTTTGTTTGGATTCTTTGGCGACAAAGATGGAAACAACCCATAGAAACCAATACGAGTGAAACGTGGAGAGTCAAAGGAATACCCTGGTCAGGTACCAGAACAGGGTTAGTAATTCCACTAGGAGCAAAAGTTTGAGAACATTCGATGAAATAACACGCATAGTAAAGGACTTGCAAACAATGCAAGGTCCAGTACTTAACCGTATGAAAGATATTCTTGATCGTTATGACGGCGACTGGATTCTTCCTATGCCCGACATTGACAAAGAACCAAACCTCCCACCCCTTACACCAGCACTAATTGCTGAAGCCGTAGACAATATGGCTATGCGAGCCGCCTCAGTACGCCCAAACAACATCTTTCCTGCAATTGACCCCATGAAAGATAACGGTCGCAGGTCCCGTGAATATGCTGACAAACGACGCAAGATCGTAGCAGCAACCTACTCAAACTCTAAATGGAACCTAGGACGACGACGTTACTACCGTCAACTAGCCGCCTACCACACCTGTAGCCTTGTCGTTATCCCTGACTTTAATGCAGGACTGCCCCGCATTGAAATCCGTGACCCACTCGGCACCTACATTGAGCCGACAGCCAACGAAGAACTACGACAACCCGAATATGTAGCCTTCGTGACCCGCCACTCAGCCGAATTCTTGCGCCGTGTCTACCCACAATCACGCCAAGAAGTAGGCGGACCAATCCACAAAGACGACTACCGTGACCTTTGGGAATGCGTTGAATGGTATGACCTAGACCAAACCGTATTCGGTATCGTCGGACCAGTATTTGATGACCGTCGCATGTCAAGCGAACGCCCATGGATTACCCCATGGCAACAGTTATCACCAAGTTATCCAAACCGTATCGGCATGATGCCAGCCGTAGTGCCCCACAACGTGAGCCTCGGACGCATTGCAAGCCGTATCGGATCAATGCTTGGCAACGTAGACCTACAAGCAAGACTTATGGCATTAGACATTCTTGCCCAAGAAAAAGCTATTTGGCCCGACATGTACGCCATTGGGCGTTCGGGTGGTATGCCTCGTATTATTGGTGGACAATGGAAAGATGGTCGTGAAGGTGAAATCAACTTGCTACAGGACGTTGAGTCCATCGGACAGATTCGATCCACGCCAGACATTAGGACCACGCAAACCATTGACCGTCTTGAACGCAACTTCCGCACGTCAACAGGTTTGGTTCCACAGTTTGGTGGTGAGACTTACGGTGCTCTGCGTACTGGTCGTGGTATGGACGCTATGGCCGGTATGGCTGTTGATCCGCGCATTCAAGAACTCCACGAAATCAGTGAAGCGTGGCTACCACATCTTAACTCAGCAATTCTTTCTACCTATAAAGCGTATTGGCCTGACAAGAAGTATTCAATGTACTCTGGATGGGCTGGAGATAAAGGTATTGTCACATTTACGCCGCAGGAACACATAGAAATCTTAGATAACACGGTTTCGTATAACCTTCCTGGTGCTGATGTTATGCAACAGACACAGATCCTTGGATCGTTGCGTGGCGCTAAAGCTATTTCGGGTCGTACTTTTAGGGCTATGCACCCTTACATTGATGATCATGAGGCTGAAGAGCGTCTTGTGCAGGATGAGGACTTTGATGATGCTTTGCGTCAGAGTGTTCTCCAAAAGCTTTTGACTGGCGAGTTGCCGTTGATTGCTTCTACGATGATTAAGAAGTATTTGTCTGCTGGTAAAGATATTTTTGATGCTGTTGCTATGGCTGATGATGAGATGCGTAAGCGTCAAGCATCAGAAGCACCGCCAGCTCCTGAAGGAATGGTTGCTCCACCCGAGGCTATGCCTGGTATGGCTGGACCTCCAGAGCAGATGATGGCTATGCAACAGGCTCAGGCTCAGGCTCCACCTCCACAGGCTGGACCTCCTCAAGACCCTCGTGCAAATGTTCAACAGTTGTTGGCGGCTATGCAAGGAGGACAAGGTGCCTAGAGCTAAAAAAACTTTGGCTGGTGGTCAAGGCCAGCCAGTTCAATCTATTAGTGGTCAAACATATGGTGAGGGTGTGCAACAGGAACAGTTGCAAAAGACAATGCCTGCACCTCAATTGGCTACCCCCCAGGCTCAACCAACAGCACCAAGTCCTCAACAGCAAGAAGCCCCTGCTCCCAATGCTGCTATGCAAGAACAACCTAAAATGTCTTTAGATGACATGAAAGGTATGTTAAGCAATGTTGGAGGACAGTTGTATCAGCCTGACGATCAACCAAGCGTCCCGTTTAATACAGGATTAGCGACTGGGCCCTCCCCATCATTAAACGCATATGGAACAAGTCCATCTTTCAAACAAGGTGAGTTTATGCGTCGTTTATCACGCGAAACAGGTAACCCTATTTTTTCTGAGTTAGCTATGAAGGCTGGTATTTAATGTCAACTGCGTATACACAGGATGATGTTGACGACATTGAAAATAATCTTCTTGAAGCAGAAGCAAATCTTCAAAGTTATGTAGATAGTTCTGTCCAAACATTCCGAACTAATGCAATTTATCGCATGAATCCATGGATGGGCAGTACTCCAGAAACTGTTATGCAAATGGCAGCAATGGATATTGATAACAACACTCTTATCAACAATGCTGCTATGGCTTGGGGGATGCAACGATCTTCTACTTTGGCAGATGATCTTCGAAATAAATTACCTTCAACTCAACGAGCAATCTTTGCAAGTTTAAGTCCTTCACAACAAGCTAACTTACAAAAAATGGGTTACCAAGCACCAAAAGGTAATGACACAACTAAAAGCTGGTACGACGGTCCTCTTGGAACAGCGACTGCACCTTTCCGATGGTCAGTAAGCGATGTATTACTTCCTCGTGGTGCAGATTTATTAAATGGTTTAACTTATGCTCAAGATCAACTTATTGGTCGTCCAATTAGAACACTTTCTGATTTAAGTACACCAACCAAAATTGCTGCTGGTGCTGGTGGTCTTGCAGCAGGCTATGTTGGTTTTGCTGCTGCTTCCGCAATGGCATTAAATCCATACATGGCAATTGGTTTGGCTGGGTTTAGTGCTCTTGCTGGTGCTACTGCATCAGCATTTTTGGTTGAAACAATTCAAGGTAACCCTTCTCGGTTTATTAATTCCTGGCAACAGGCAGGCGAAGGCGAAAAGTTTTTTACTCGTGAATCAGTAAATAAAGCAACAGAACTTTTGGGTGATGAAGGTCTTATTACTCTTGCTGAAACTTTTGCTCAACAACTTGGAAATCAAACAGATCTTGTTGCGCTAGTTAGAGAAATGGCCGGACAACGAGATGCTACGTTGCCAGAAAAACAATTTGATCAGATTTTAAAAATTGCTGAAACTATTGCAGAACCAAACACTGATGCTTATTTCCAAACTGTTGCTGCTTTAGAAACTATTATTCAAGAACCAATTTTTCAAGAAGCAATTGTTACTTTGCAACAAGGAAAAGTAAGTCTTGGCCGTATTGCTGCTAGAGGACTCGGATTAAATCCAAATAGCGGTGCATATAACTTTATTTCTGGCATGGTTGATGCAACAACCATGATTGCAATGGATCCGACATTATTATTGGGTGCCGGAGTTAAGGCATTTAAAGTTGTTAGATATGGTATGGAATTTGCTGATGGTGCTGTTATGGCAAACAAATTCCAAGAAATGTATTCAAGTAAAAAAGCTGTTCAACGAGTATTCGATGTTGTTGCAAAAGGTGTAGTTAACGGAGATTCAAGAGTTATTGCAAGATACACTCCACAATGGTTGCCTCTTTACGATCAATTAAGAACTTATTACAATGCTGTTAAAAAAATGCCGGACTTTGACAGTTTTAGTGGACAACAAGTAGTTGATTTTATTACAGATGGCCAACGATTCTCGTCAATTATGCAAGGCATTGGCATCACTCAAGGTACTACGCGCCAAACATTAAAAACTCTTGGCGTAGGAAATTATCTTTTGCGTTCGTCTGGTGGAGTTGTAGGTGACTTTTTACGTGGTGCTGGCGATGCAAGCATCTATAGCGTTATTGAAAAAATTAGTAAGAACCCTGATTATCAAAAAGATTTAATTAATTTTATTCCATTAGGATTACGTGAAGATTTCCTTCAACTTATTAACAATACAGAAATGTCAAATGCATACAAAGCTGGTGTTAAACTAGCCGAAGCCCCAGGTATTGGCGCCGTGTTGCGCCCAATAGGAGCATTTAAAGAAGGTTTAATTACACCGGCTTTAACAAAACAAGCAATTACTCTTATTGATAGACCCGAGGCAGTAAAAGATATTACTGATCTTGTTCGTAGTTTTAATCAAATTGGTTTATCGTCCTTTATGCAAGACATTTGGATTAAAACAATTATTGACAATCCAAACTTTCAAGGACGTGTAGACGCTATAGCGGCAATGATTGACTCATTGGCAACAGCAGGCAACCTACGTCAAACACGCCAAGGATCAGATTTCCTTGATGAAATTTTAACTCACTTTAAACAACATTATGCTTTTGGTAAAGCGGGTTCAATGTCCACAAAAACTGGGTATTGGAAGATGGATAAAGTTGGTGCATTACCAATTCGTGACGCTCAATCAATTATGATTGCTTTGCCAGATATGCGACTTCTTCGTGAAGCTACCGCTAATGCAACATGGTTTAGAACTTTATTAAACATCCCCGAAAATCAATACATTCAAACTTTCCAAAACAAAATTTGGAAACCTGCTGTTCTTTTTAAATATGGATTTGCTTTAAGAAACTCAGGTGAAGATCTTTTAGCAATGATTGCTAGAGCAGGTTCTGGTTATTTTATGCAAGAACTTGCTGGCCGAAGCATCGGTAATTATGATGCGCGTTTAGAAGCAAAACTTGTTCTTGATGAATTTATGAAAACTGGCCCCAATGTTCGTAAGGGTGCACGATTAACTGAACGTCAAAAATGGTTGCTTTATAAACAATACGATGTACCAACACATATCAGACCTTTAGTGCGAGCAATGTCTCGTCTTGGTTCTGGAAAAGACCCCAAATACGTTATTGGAAAAAATTATGGTAAGTGGCTTGCAACATTCTTGCGAGGCAACAAACGACAAGATACTGCTCTTGTTGATTTAATGAGATACTTCCGTGGTGGCTCTCAGTCTGCTGCTGACCGTACATTTTTAGAAAACCTTTCTTTAAGTCCAAGTATTATTAAAGATAATTTCCGTGCTATGGGCGACATGCTTATTTATGGAAATGAGTATTCGTGGCGTCGAATGCTTGTTGGTGGTGTTGATCAACGTAAAGTTATTGCAGGAAAACTGTGGGCTGAAGAAAACATTGTTGCATTAATGGATCGTCTTGGTACTGGTGCTGGTTTACCATTTGATTTAGATATACCTACACTTGCTAATCAACGTGAGTTTGGTGGAAAAACACAAGTTCGGTTGAGTAATGGTGAGCGTGGCGTTGTGCGTCATGGTGAACAAAACCGATTGCTTGAAGATTTTCATGTATCTGTGCATGAGCGCACAAGTGAACTTTCTGATGATCCTTTAGTTTCTCAAGTCAAACAAAACTTGCTTAAAGTTTATAGCCCTGATCTTCAAGAAATTGTTCCGCCAAATGATTTTAAAAGTATTATTAATGATTGGAAATATTTCTTAGAATCAAGTACAGACGAACTTGGTTCTGTTGATGCACTTCAAGTACAGATGTGGTTTATTCTTAACGAACCGCTAGAACATCCCGAGCGTGTTCGTCGTTATCAGGCTATTGTAAATCAAATTAAAGGTTCACCTTTACATAAAGAACTTGTTTCTCGTTATGGTGGTTTAAAAGTTCCTACACCGCAAGAATATTTAAGACTTTTGAGTGATCAAATAAATGTTGATCCAAGTGCTATATCACGACTT